CCAAGCACCGCTTCGCCTGAGGCATAGCCGACGTTCCACATCAGCTCGAGATGCCCGAGGACGGTGGCCCTAGACAGCCCGAGCGTGTAGACCAATCGCTGAAACTTGGGATGCGTGAACAACGTCTGACGCGCCACTTACTGCGCCTCCGGCTGCTGGGGACTAGCCATGAGACAACCTCCGAACCGAACGATTTCGACGGGCTGACGGGATGAAACGGGCGAAGGTGGGAGCCGTCTTGTAGAATGACGGCAGCCGCGTTCGACTGCTTCAACCAGTCAGCGGTTAGGGACGTGGGATGGCGTGTCTAGCGCCGCCCTCGTCCCGCCTACTGTAGCACCTTCGCTTTTTACTTCGCTACCAAAATCAGCAACTTTCTCGGCGTTTTCGAGCCGTAACGCCCCTTGCGTCCGCTCCCCGAGCACCAGCCGCCGCGCCTCGCGTTCCGCCTCGGATCGGGAGAGGCCCGCGTCAAATTCCAGGATGGCGGCGCGTTCTTCGTAGAGGTCGCGCTGGGCTTCGGTCATGGGCGTCATGCAGTCTGCCTTTCCTGTTGCCGCTGGAAGGCATCCATGAACGCCAGGCGCGAGAGAATCCAGCGCACGACTGGGACGGCCATACTGTTGCCGATCGCCTTGTAGCGCGGCCCGTCAGCCGCAGGCTTGCCGCGGTAGGTGATCAGCGTGTAGTCGTCGGGTAGTCCCTGAAGTCTTTCGCACTCGCGCGGGGTCAATCGCCGCACGCCTGACGTGAGCACGCCGATGGTCTGGCCATCCGTGTCGAGCGGACCGGTCTTGTCGCCGTATTGGATGACGTCAGATTGCCGCGCGTCGAACGCTACTGCGGGTGGTCGACCGGCGCGCACCGCGTAGCCGACTTCTTCGCTGATGTTCAGGCCGACTGGACCGCCCTTCGCGTGCGATCGGTTCGTTTGATCGCCATCTGCCGCGCCAGCATGTGAGCCGATTGCGTAGGCCACTGGTACGAGCGGCGTGCCGCGTCCTGTGCCATCCTCTGATGCGTCGAAGCCATCGGCGCGGAGTGAGTGCGCGATCAGCGTCTCGGTTTCGTAGTCAATCCGCTGATTTGACGTCGTGAGCGCCCGCGCTACCACCAAACTCTCGACGGTATCCACGTCTGTGCCTGGAGGACGATCACCGCCAGTCCTATTGCCTCCAGCGCGAAGCGTCGGAGCGATTAACATGCCTCGCGCGGCTTCGTCTGGCCCAGGCCCGCAACCGCCACCAGAGCCCGCTCTAAGGGTGCCGGTAACGTCTTCCCGCGCTTCGCCGCGCGTCGGAGGATGCCCGCACAGGCTTTCGGGCTCAAGTAGTACGGCGGCGGGACCGCGCCAGTCTCGAGCGTGGCCGACAGCGAACAGACGGCGGCGCCGCTGCGCCACTCCGAAGTACTGCGCGTCCAGGTGCGTCCACCCGAGGTGATACCTGAGGTCATCCACTGTTCGCAGGAAAAGCCCGAAGTCTCGTCCGTCGCTGGAGGACAGAAGACCGGGAACGTTCTCGAAGACGAACCATGTGGGCTCAAGTCGCGCAACAATTCCCAAGGCGACGAGCGCCAAGTTGCCGCGCGGATCATCCAGTCCGAGGCGTCGGCCGGCGACGGAGAACGCCTGACAGGGCGATCCGAAGACGAGGACATCAGGCCGTCCAATAGCGAGGGCGCGTTCGCAGAAGTCATCGGCGGTTACGTCTCCCAGATTCACCGACAGCGGATGGCGCTCGGCCATGACCGCCGCAGGGAACTTCTCGATCTCGGCGTGCCAGATCCAATCCCACTCGGGCATGGCGACTTCTGGAGCCCCGATGCCTGAAAACAGCGTGGCGGCTGTCACTTCGCCCTCCGCCTCTCGTCTCCCTCGTCCGTCCGCAACACGTCAGGCCACCGCTTTCACTGGCGTGTTCTTGTCCCAGTTCTGGAGGAACAGGCCGGCCACTTGTTGCCCGAGGAGACGAATTTCGCGGAGCGCGAACTCGTTGAGTTGGACGTTGTAGTTGAAGTAGCCCCGCAAGCCGGACTCGAACTGTTCGGCGGTCAAACGGAGCGCACCCTCACGCACCAGTCGCAAGCCGTCCTCGCCAGCCTCAGCAGCGCGCTTGACCTCTTCCCATGGACGCCCGCCATACTTGGCGACAACCGCGCGCCGTCCAACCACGCACCAATGTCCAGAATCCGCCGGGTTCGGCTGGGGATTATTTGCAGTCATGTATCCTCGTTTTCGTTGAAAGAGTTAGAGCCTCGTCCGTCCGCAACTGGCGCAAGGCGATCAACACTTCGGCGTCTTCCACCGTGAGCACCTTAGGACTTGGCATCGCTGCTCGCTTTCGCGTTCGCCACAATCGCCGCGATGCGGTGATCGATAGCAGCCGACTCAAGCAAGTCGTAACCGAGCCACGCCTCAACGGCGTCTTGGATGTGCTGTGCCAGTTCCGGCGCGTAGCGTTTAACTTCAGCGCTCGATAACGTGGCGCCGTTGATGTCCGCGCCTTCCAGAAAGAACTCGGCAAGGTCGTAACATCGCGGGTCATGCGCTGGTGTCCTCACTTTGCCCTCCTGAGCGGCGTCACCGTGGCCGGCGTTTTGGGCTTCGCCATCTGCGCCTGCAACTTCTTGATCTTCTTGGGCTCCCCAAACGCCAAGGACTCTCGGTAGCCGCAGGAACACACGAAGGCGTAGCGGCCTTTCGCGTCACGCTCGCGGATCAGATCCGCGTGGCGACAGCCGAACAGGGCGCGGAACAGGCGGCGGATCACTTCGCACGCTCCGCTGGTGGATCAGGTAACGGCATCCAGTGGCTGACCAATCGGTCTTCAGCCAGATTGCCATTGACGTGAGACACGCTCGCAAAGATCCAACCGTCGTTATGGCTGCACGCTCTACCACTGCACACGCCAATGGAACCGCCGTAGAGCAATACATCCACGGGCGGATGTCCAAAGGGCACCACTGGCGCCGTTGAAATCGGTTGCCAATTCATCGCATCCCCCACACAACCAGCGCCCCGACGATCACGGCCAGGCCGACCGCGCCCCAGAAGGCGGATCGAATCCGCTTCGCCGTGCGCGCCTCCGCCATGCGCGCTTCCGCCACCGAGGCGTCCGATGCGTGCGGAAAGGCCAGCAGCCGCGCCTGCCGGCGGGCGCGTTCGTAGTCCTCGGGTCGAGCCGCAAGCTGTGTCATGGGGGAGACTCCGTATCTGAATGTCGCGTTACGCGCTTGGATTGGGCGAGTCCCACTCGCGCACGAGTCGGCCCGTTTCCATCGAATACTTCCGAAAGGTCAACGTCTGGTTCGCGTCGCCTTCCACTTCCAACCGGAACTTGTAGTTGCCGCGCATATGCACCATGTCGTGCTCGTCCCGCGACAGAGTGACGAGATTTTTTGTCGAGTCGTCGCCACCGGCTGAGCGCCACGCGATGTGATGCGGATCGGCAATCGTCGCCACGGGGCCAGACCGGAACTTGAGCGGACGGCCAGACGCACGCGAACAGCCGTGGTCGCGCACATACACGTCGTACGCCGTTTTGGCCCACACCGCGTCGGCCTCGCGCTCGGCCTGCTTCTTGGTGCGCGCCTTCTCTTTGCGACGCTCGTCTTTCGCCAGCTCGCGCTGGAACCGCGACGGCTTCGGCATGAAGCCCACGGGATTGGTCGGAGGCCAAGTGCTCACGACGCCATCTCCAGCGGCAGCGGGTTGGGAATGTTCAGGTCGAGCGTTTCCGCGGCCCACTGACGGATCGCCTCGATGTACTCACCGAATTGCAGCTTGTTCAGTTTCGTGGTCGACGTGCCGATCACGATCTCTTCCGCGACTTCACCGTTCTTGTCCGCGAGCGTGACTTTCTTCGGTAAAAAACGGGCCTTGCAAAATTCATGGACCTCTTCGGGTGTATAGCCGGTGTATTCCGAGATCGTCCCGATGACGCCGGCCCAGTAAAATGCGTTTGCCGCAAGACTGCGCGTGGCATGCTTGCGCTCGATCACGATCTCCAACTCGCAATCGCGCCGAGTCGCCAGGAGCTTCCGCAGTCGGTTGCGGTTCACCTTCAGGCGCCCGTTGACGAGCTGCGCTTGGATGATCAGCGGCCAGTCGCTCATCGGAACACCGGACGATTGCGCGTCACGAAACATGACGAGCACATCCGCTCCATACCTACTCGCTTGAACCGCGCCCCGCAGTTGGGCGCCTGACACGTCATGTAGCCCTTGCGCTGATAGCGGACCTTCAGCACGCCCTCTTTCAGCCGATTACTGCCGGCCTCGATACAGAGCCGCGCGACACTGCCGATGAAGGGCGAGGACAAGCCCGGCGCTTCACCTGTGCGCTCTTTGGCGCCACTCCAGACGACTTCCAAGTGGGGTGTCATGCGACCTCCGCAAGGCGCTGACGTTCGCGCAGGAAGTCCCCGAGGCCGATTACTTCCGCGTACTCCGCGAACTCCTTCACCAGCGCACAGCAGTCCGCGTGTAGGCCGTCGTAGGGATACAGGTTGAAGGTTTCGATGCCACGCAGGCTGATGTAGCCGTTGTAGTCCTCGTTCAGGCAGAACACGTTGTAGGTGATGTGTGACGGCTGAAAGATGTCCGCCATGAAGCGCCACTGACAGGACGCCGCGTACTTGTCGAAGTCGAACGTGGAGAGCGTCGTCTTGTTCTCGATGAGCTGCGACCCGAGCAACTGATCGGCCTTCGCCACGACGGTGTAGGGGCCGTATTGCTTCACAGCCTTGGCCTCGAACACGCCCCGACGATCGAAGATCGCCAGGGCGGGTTCCATCACCGCGTCGTCAAACGTGTATTCGCCGTGCCGGTAGCCGCCGGACACCTTGAACGCCTCTGGCGTCTCGAGCACTTCCCCGAACGCCTTGCCTAGCAGCACCTTGGGTGTCGGGACAAACCGGCCTTGAATCGTCGCGGCGAGTTCGTCGGCCGACATCCATTCCTGATCCGGCTGCATGAACAGCCGGAAGGACTCCAGCGTCGTGGTGCTGATACGCATGGCTACTGCGCCGCCAGTTCTGGCGCCACGAACGCCTTCGCGGACGTGTCAAACGTGAAGTGCAGCGCCTTGGCCCGGTCCATCAGCAGCTTCTTGACTTGCGGCGCCGCCACCGGAGAGAGCGTGTTGATCTCAGGGATCGCGTCAGTGCATTCCCCTGGCGTCGTGAAGGCGTCGATAGCCTCGCGCCAGCCGTCGATCTGCTGAGCGACCTTGGCGCTGGCCTCACTGATGCTCCCGAGCGCCTGACGTCCCTGCGTGAACAGGTCCGCCATGAAGGACTGCGCCTTGGCGACTGGCGGCACGTGGAACGGCTTCCACCCTGCCGGGTTCTTGCCGACCCATCGATCGGTCGGGTTGAAGTCCATCACGCGCTCTTTGCCCGCCATGTAGACGTAGGCCACGAAGTCAGCGACCTTCATTACCTCGCCGTAGGAACCGCCTACGATGTCGGGCCGGATCACGCGGCTGTCGCCGTCCTTGTCCTCTTTGTCGTGCGCGATGAGCGCGACGTCTTTGCCGAGCGTGCGGAGAGACGCAATCCACGTGCGGAAGCGCGTCTTGAGAACGCCCCACCCCTGCTGTGACAGGTTGCCGTTGGGGCCAAGCTTCGGCGTGCCGGCGATAATGTCGGCCGTCATCACGTCCAGGCAGCGCCCTACGGTGTCGACGACGATGGTCTGGTAGGGATCGAGCGCGCCGCGCGTCTCCATCAACTCGACGACATCGGCCCATGAGCCAATGGCGAGCGTGTCGCGACGATTCGCCGCGCGGTGGGCGCCCGAGTCGAAGTCCAACAACAGCGGGTCGCTCGTCGAGTACCCGAGGCTGGACTTGCCGATGCCGGGCTGGCCGAACCAGCAAAACACCGGGTGTTCAACGGTAATGGCTTCTGTGCCTTTAATAATCTTCACTGGATCACCTCGTATCGCTGCCCGCAGTCGCAGACAATGGCGGGCCGTCGCACCGGATGCGTCTCGGGCGTGGGGCGCAGATCGTCCCCGCAGGTGGGACATTCCGGCACCGCGTCAGCCCACTGGTAGACCGCGCGCGTGCCGTCTGACGTGTCCTCGCCGTCCACGTCGATGTCGTGGGCGCGGTTGTTGATCAGGGCGGTCATTCCCACGTCCTATGCGTCTCAGCGATGTGCTCGCGGCCGTCGTAGTCCTCGATGGTGAACTCAACGCCGTCTGGAACCTCAACGACCGCAAGCTCTCCGTGTCTGCCGCTGGCTGCTTCCGACCCCATCTCCTCGACAAGCCGAACGAGAAGCGGATGCGTTCTGTTTTCGCGTGTCCAGCAGTCCCAGTAACGGTCACTGATGGCCTTGAATTTCCAGTAGATGTCGTTGTAATCGGACGCGCCCTCAGGCGTCAGCTCGCGGTCAAAGATGACCTCGCCGTCATTCAGCGGTTGAGGCTCATAGAGCCCTGTCTCCGCGTTTCTGGTTTGCTCGACGTAAGCGCGCACCGGAACGCCCCAAGCGATGAGCTGTTCGTAAGCGGCATCGCTCAGGCCGAATCCGCCGAAGCATCGATTGATGACGACCTTCACTGCTTCGCCTCCACCGTGCGGAAGATCGCAATGGCCTCTTGCGCCACCTCGCGCACCTCGTGCTCGGTCAGCCCCAGCGACGGCCGGCCGCGGAAGTACGCCACCGTCTCCCCCACCGCATCGGACTTGTCGTCCTCGTAGCAGGCCGGGTCCGCGCGCCGCATGGCAATCGCCGCTTGCGTGACGCAGTGATCCAACTCGCCCGTCGTCAACGGCCGGCCCTTCTCCGCCTCCAGCAACAACTCGAAACCGCTGCGGATCACCGCCTGCGCCGATTCCAACTTGCGCTGATAGGGCGTCAGCTCGGGCGCCGTGAACGCCGGGCCGCGCTTGCCACTCGCCACGCCGAACCGCGCCCGATCCGCCGCCGCGCGCTCGTCAAACAGCTTCGTTAAGCTGCCATCGGGGTCCCACTGGAGTGCTACACTGTGTCGGTCCATTTCTTTGCTCCCTGTTCTGAGCCCCGGCGCCAACCGGGGCTTTTTCATTTAGGCCGTGCGCTGCGTCTTCCCAAATCGCGCCATCGTCTCGGCGCTCACGTACTGCTCCACCCGTGCGCGCGAATACCGGCGCTGACCAATCGGGCGGGCGACTTCAAACAGCCGCGCATACTCACGAAGATGGCGCTGCCATGTGGCACGACTGATCCCGAGCATCCGCACGACGTCGGCGGCGTTCATCAGGGCGTCGCTCATGCGCGCTTCCTTTCGAGGGTGACCACCTTCCGGTATTCAGGGCATCGATCGGCCAGCACTTCGATCCAGGCCGCGCGCATCCCTGGCAGGCTCAGAAGCTTGGCGAGCGCGGGCGGCTCGGTCGGATTGATCAGCTTCGAGATCGGGCTCTGATTCGCGTAGCGCAGCAGGTGCGCGGCTTCCTGTGGTGTATAGCCAGCCGCTTCCAACGTCCGCTGAATATCCCGGCCAAATTCGCGGGCGATCTCGTCATCGGAAAGAATTTTTCCGGTCGCCTCGCGGCTTTCGCTTTTCCCTAAGCGAGCGGAAAGCATCTGTCGTGGCGCGTCGACCATGCGGGAGGGCATCGTGTTCGCCATGCGCTTACTGACCCTCGCCCGCCAACTGCTGACGGAGAACGCCAAGGCTGAACTGCCGATGAGCGACCGCGAAGCCATTCGCCTGCTGACCCACCGCATCAATCAGGTGGGCCGGCTGAACATGCGGCTGCGACGCGCCCATGCGGCCCTTGAAGACGCCCTGCTGGCAGTCCATCAGCGCACCGCCTCATCGGAGCGACGGTCGCCCACGAGGGTGCGGTGAGCGGTGTGTCCCGGTTTGTCAGAGCCCCGGCCGACACTTGCTACCGGCTCAGGGGCAGTGAATCGAAGACGGGACGGGGCGATTCCCAGCGCCTTTGCCAGTCGCTTGCGGGTGTCAGGAGTCGGATTCGGAGACGGGTCGGTTTCAAGTCGCGAAATCGTTGTTTGGTCGATACCAGACAACGAGGAGAGTTGGTCTTGCGTCCATTTGCGGCGCTTTCGCCACTCTCTAAGGGTGTCAGGCGCTTTCATGAGTTGTATTGTGCTCATATGAATGGTGATTTGCAACCGAAATCACCACTCCTACGAAAATACACTGCATCTATGTGTGGCGTATGGACTTAGCGCGTTTTGAAGTCTGGCCGAGTCGCTATACTCCGCGCGTGGCGGATACGAACGACGATCCGATATGGCTGGTGAATCTTCGGCGGTTGGTCGGAAAAGAGCATGGGCGGCGCACGGAAGTAGCCAAATCTGCCGGCATGAAGCTCGGCCAACTCCAAAAGATCCTCAGCGGCGGTAACTTGAAGCCGCAAGTGAACACATTGGCGCGTCTCGCCGTCGCGTGTGGCGCTGAACTCGAAGACTTGTTTACCCGTCCGGAAGGTGAATCCGGACATGACAGAGAAATCGGGCAAGGCTCGTCTCTTCTCGATCGTGTTATCAGCGAAGCCAACGCCCAAGAAGGCACATGGCGGGCGGATGTTGCCGATGCAGTTGCCGCCCTCGCCCGCGCGCTTAGCCGCGACCGCGATCGAAGCGCGGATTCACCTCGGCCTAAAACGTCTGGACGCTGAACAAATGCAAGTCGTAGAGCTTGTTATTGCGGCGATCTGTCGCGGAGCGAGGTAGGAACTGAATGAATCGAGTCGTTATTACCATGGCGCTCATTCTGCTGGGCGCTTCCGTGCACGCGCAGGGCGTTCCAGTCCTGACCGTTGCGGTCGTTGGCGAGAGCAATCTCAAGGCGAAGTTCATCGAAAGCTTGCGAGAATCCGCCAGCGGCGAACGCGTGCAAATCGACATCAAACCGCGCACTGATGCGACACTGGACTATACCGTCATCATCGCGCAAGAAAGCTCGCTGGGCGGAGCGGCAGCCGCCGTGATTGCGATGGATAAAGCCGGAGACGTTGCGGCCTCTGTCGTGCGATCCGGCCGCATGTCTGGTAAGGGGGCATTGAACGCCTGCGCTAAGGAACTCATTAAGAAGCTGAAAGTGTTGCGCTGAGTGGTGTCCTTGGTGCTTCTGGTCGTTGTCGGCCTAGTTGGGCTCCTCGCGCTCACGATTCTCTGGGCGCTGTTGCCTGACGACATCGGCGCCCTGATCGTGGCTGCTATCGTCGGCCTCGTCGTTCTCTACGGGCTCGTCCGCTTTGTGAAGTGGGCATGGGCGTAAGCAGGCTCCCGCCGGGCATCTACCGGCACGGTGCCGGCTACCGCGCGGCGGTCAGTCAAGGCCGGCATCGGCCGAAGCTGTATCGCCAGTTCCCGAAAGACACGAAGCTGTCCGTGATGGTGGCCTGGCGGAAAGCCGCGCAAGCGAAGACGCACGTCCAGCGCAGTGAGCGGGCCACCCGCGGCATGTTCAAGGCGGACGCGGAGACGTATCTCAAAGCCGTACGGGCGATGCCCTCGTATAAGGATCGGGAACGGCAGATTCAGGCGTGGGTGGCGGTGTTCAAGAAACGCCAACGGGACCGAATCACGTCAGCCGACATTCGCACGCAGCGGGACGCCTGGCTGATGGCCCCGCGTGGCGACAAACCACCACTGGCGCCGCATACGGTCAACCTGCGTCTTCGGGCCTTGTCGAATCTCTACACAGTACTGGACGGATCTCGAGCCCACAACCCGGTTCGTGACGTGGAAGAAGCGCCTGAGCCGTCCGCCGTGCCGCGCGAGCTGGACTACGCCACGATTCAGCGCATCTTCGATGAGGTTCTGGACTGGGGCGCGACGCAGACCAAGAACGCCGGCCATCCGCGCAAAGAGCGATCGGTGACGAAGATTCGGCTGCGTATCCTGGCCTACACGGGCCTGCCGGCGAGTCAGCTCAAGCGCGTGGAGCCGGGCGATGTGGACTTCGCCGCGGCGACGTTACGCGTGCGCGGCCGCGCGAAGGGACTAGGGACGGGCGCGAGCATCCTGCCGCTGTTGCCCCAAGCCGTGCAGGCGTTTGAAGACTTGCGCGACGTCGATGGCTGGGGCTCATTCTCCAATTCGTCGATGTGGCGGACGTTTCATATCGCCGCCAAGCGGGTGGGCGTCACGGGCGCGAGCCCCTACAGCTTGCGGCACTCGTTCGCGACGATTGCGTTTGACCTCACGGGGGACGACTATCTCGTGATGGCCCTGTTACAGCACGCCGGCATCAAGACGAGTCAGCGCTATCGGCTGAACGCGACAGCGCGCGTGCTCAAGCAGAAGGCGGAAGCGTTGGGACGACATATTGGGACGACATCCCAGACACCGCATGAGAAAACGTTAGAAAACATGAGCAAGTCGCAGCGGTTCGCGGAACGCGTCAAACAAGGCTGGACAGGCCGAAAAGCGCGTATTCCCTTAGATAATTCCACCACGCGCCCGTAGCTCAGTTGGATAGAGCACCGGCCTTCTAAGCGGTATCGGTGTCTGGAACACGCCTTTTCGCAAACACTTACAGGCTGGGACGACGCACTGGGACGACACGGCATCAGTCCTGAGCCTCTGCGTGACAAAAATTTGACACCAGCGTAGAATGGCTCGCGTTGACGCCGCACCGCTACGTGTTCGTCATTGACGGGACCGTGCTGAGCGCCTGTTCGACGCAGGCGTTAGAAGCGTGCATCGCGGATTGGCTGGCGTTCAGGCAAATCAGGGTGGCCGCATGACCAGGACTGAAATCAAGGCTGCGTCCAGTGAGACGCTGGATGCGCGCTGGCGAGAGCTTAGGACGACGTGTGTTCAAGCGATAGAGCTTTCGTACGTGGCCGGCGAGCGTGCCCGCCTAGAACTAGACGATGTCGAGCGCGAACTCCGGCATCGCGTGCAAATGGAATACAACGCCGCGAACCATCTGCCGTGCGTCCCGGTGTCTGGCGTGATTGGTATTGAGCCCCAGAATCAATGGTGCGCCACGTGCGCCGCTGAGCATGAGTTCCCTGCCGTCGCCTGAGTAGACTGGACACCATGAGCGAGGCCGCTGATTTCGACCGTGACTACCGGCGATTACTGGCGGCGATGCGCGAGGAATCTCCGCGTCACGCTGAGACGTTAGAGCGCTGGCTTGAACAAGGCCGACGCGAGGTGCTGCGCGAGATTGCAGCGAGTGGCCCGTATCGAGACGGCTTAACTTGCCACTATTGCGGCGTTGACTGCGCGGAGCACGCTGACGTGCCGCATAAGGCCGATTGTCTCTATGTCCGCGCCCAAGAGGCGGTGAAGCCATGAAGAGGCGCAAGCGGACCCGCCTCGACACGTTAGACGCGTTTGCGGTGAAGTCCTTTCTGGAGGATAAGCGCAAGGGCAAGATCGCGCCAGGCATGCGGTTCATCGAATGGTGCTCCATCAACGGGGCGGCACCGAGTATGGCCGCTATTACTGCGGCGCGAGCGAGGGACGCCTATATGGACGCGGCTATTCGTGCGGCTAAGAAGCGCAATCCAACCGACGCCACACTTCGGAACATCCGCGCCCTCAAGGCCCGCGTAAGCAAGCTCGAGCAGGCCGTCAAGCGGCTGGAGAAGCGCAAGTAAGCGCCTCCCTGTAAAACAATGCCGTTTCAGAAGGGCCAGTCCGGCAATCCCAAGGGGCGTCCAAGCACCGGCCAGTCGATTGCCGAATACATCCGCAAGCTCGGTGGCGAGGACGGCAAGACCTACGTGGACGAGCTGCATACGCTCGGCACCACATCCGACGACCCGCGCATCCGCATGATGGCGATCGGCCTGTTGCTGGACCGCGGCTTTGGCCGGCCGCCGCAGGACGTCACGCTGGGCGGACAGGTCGACACGCGCACGACAGTTGTCCACGAGTACCACGACGCGCCACCCACGAAATGAGTGAAGTCCGCATGGTGTGGAGCGGGCCTATCGCACGCTTCATGCGTGACGAGTCGCCCGAAATCTGCCTAGAAGGCGCGCTCTCATCCGGCAAGACCACCGCGTGCCTGTGGAAGGTCTTTAACAGCCTGCACGCCCACGACGGCATTCATTGGTGGATCGGCCGATACGGTGACGGGGAGACGCAGACCAAAGTCAGGCCAGCCTTTGAGGAAGTCTGTCGGGCCGCTGGTGCCACACCGTCGTGGAACGCGAAGGAGCTGGCCTACGACTTCAGTAACGGGTCGAAGTGCTACGCCTACGGACTGAAGTCGCCAGACGCACTGAGCCGCTACAGCAAGATGCGCGGCATGGGCGTGGCTGGCATCTATAACGACCAGACCGAAGAACTCCCCGAGGACTTCAGCTTGGAACTGCGGTTGCGGTTGCGGCAACCCGGCTATCCGCATCAACTCATCTTCAGCCCCAACCCGCCGAACGTCACGCACTGGCTGGCCCAGCAGTTTCCCGAGGACAACCGGATCAAGGGGCGCGTTTACTACTCGATCAGCATCTACGACAACCAGCACAACCTGCCGCCAGACCTATTGCGGGCCGCGCTGTTGGCCTACCCGCCTGAACACGCCAAACACCGCAGCGTCATTCTCGGCAAGCGCGGCATGAACGTAACTGGCGAGCCGGTCTACAAAGGCGCCTTCATGCGGAACGTGCATGAGGTGCCAGTGGAATACGACCCGCGTCTCCCGCTCGAGATGGCGCTGGACTTCGGCAAGCACCATCCCTGCGCGATCTTCCGTCAGGTCTCCGCGCTCGGTCAGGTGAGGTTTCTGGGTGGGATTCTGGGGCAGTCGCTGTATCTGGATGACTTTCTCGACATCGTGCTGACGCATCGCGGCCAGTGGTTCCCGAACCCCATCCAGATCCGCGAATGCTGCGACCCGGCGGGAGCCGCCGACACCTCGCACGGGACAGCAGGCGCCGTGAAGACCTTGCGCGAGAAGGGCATCAAGCCGGTCTATGTTGGCGACTCCAATAGTCCTGCCGTGCGACTGGCGATGGTGGAGCGCATGGCCGCACAGATGCGGAAACGCGCCGCCGACCGTGCCGAGGCGTTCGCTATCAACAGCGACCCAGAGCGGTGGCTGACCATTTCTGACCAAGCGACGGTCCCTGATAAGTTCCTAGCGGATGGATTTGAGGCCGGCTACGTCTGGGACGAAAACCTCGTCAGTGTCGGCAACAAGCAAGTGAGACGGCCGAAGAAAGACGGGTGGTATGAGCACGGGCAGAACTGCGCCGAGTACCTTGAGCTGAACTTCGGGTCTGCCGTGCCCGAGCCTCCGCGCAAGGTCGTGGCCGCGCCGCCGCCTATCTCCGGTCAGTGGTGGTAAGCCTGTCAATAATTTGAGCTAGGCCTGTCAAGTTTTTGACGAAACGTGTTACCCTAGCGCTCACCTGACCTTGGGCGCCTCCGACCTGACCTCGCTGCACGCCACGGCGCTCGCGCAATTTAAGTTCATCGCGGAGACCGAGCACGACCAGCGGGCGCGGGAACTGGAAGCGCTCCGCTTCCAAGCCGGCGACCAGTGGACCGAAGACGCCAAGTTGGCGCGGGCGGGCCTCCCGGCCAACGCGTCAACGGGTTCTCCTGCTGTCCCTGCCCGTCCGATGCTCACGATGCGGACGCTGGACCAGCCGATCGCACAGGTGGTCAACCAGGAACACGACGCCGATCTAGCGATCACCATCACGGCCAAGGACGGCAAAGCCAACAAAGACACCGCCGAAGTCATCGCGGGCCTCATTCGGGCCATCCAGACGGACAGCCACGCTGACGACGTGTATTCGTGGGGCTTTCAGCGGATGGTGGGCTGTGGCCGCGGCTACTGGCGCGTGAACAAGGCGTACGCCAACGAGCGCGCAGGGCTGGATCAGGTCATCCGCATCGAGCCCATCGAAAACGGCTTCTCGGTCTACCTCGACCCATTGCCGAAGTGGCAGCCAAATGGCGGGTTCTGGGAGCCAGATTACGGCTTCATCACCGCCGAGATACTTGAAGCCGACTACTTGCGTGAGTTCGGGACATCGAAGCTCGCGAAAGCGACTGACAGTGAGATTCTTGAAGGCCTAGGAGACGCGCAGAAGCACTGGGTTATCGAGACGAAGAACGCAGACGGGACCGCTGGCGGCAAGTTCTACCGGGTGGCTGAGTACTGGTATGCGGTCTATAAGCCGGTGACGGTTGATGGTCGCACCGTGAATCAGCGGACCATCATGTGGGCCAAGATGAACGGCCTCGAATGGTTGGACGAGCCTCAGGAATGGGACGGCCATTTCATTCCGATCATCGAAGACTCCGGGAACAAGTACAACGTCGGCGGCGAAGTCATCATAGAAGGCATGGTGCAGCCATCGATTTCAGCTGGCCGCATGCTGAACTTCATGGTGAGTAGCGCAGCCGAAAAGATCGGCCTAGCGTCGGTGTCCCCGTGGCTCGGTATCGCCGGACAATTTCAAGGGTACGAGGGCTTCTGGAACCAAGCCAACACGCGCAACTTCCCGTATCTCGAATATAACGCCATGACGCCGGGAACGGGGCCGCAACTTCTGCCGCCCCCGACTCGCAATAACGACAACCCTGAGATCCGGTCCTACGCCGAGATGATCGGCCTGTTTACGAACTTCATACGTTCAACAACAGGAGTACCAGACGCCGCGCTGGGCCACGTCAATCCGAACGATCGCAGCGGGAAGGCCATCGAAGAACTTAAAGCGGCATCACAGCAAGGCACGAGTGGTTGGTTGCAGCATCATGCTCGAGCCATCCGGCATACGGGCATTGTGGTGGTGGACCTCATTCCGCCAGTGTATGACCGGTCCGGCCGCAAAGAACGCATCATCAGCAAAGATGGTTCTGAAGACTGGGCCATTCTGAACGCGCCGTTCGTGAAGGACAAGGACGGCCAGCCGCAGCCGGCGCCAACCGGCATGATGCAGCGCGTCAAGTCCGCGATCGGTATGGGTGGCCCAGAACCGATGGCGCACATGCTGGCTGAGGGCCAATACGGCGTGATTGTGAACGTCGGGAAGTCGCGCCAGACGCTCCAAGCCGAGACCTTCGCCGGCATGAACGCGCTCGCGCAGGCCGCGCCTGAGCTGGTGCCACGGTTCGCGGACCTGTGGGTGCGGTCGATGGGCATTCCGAAGTCTGACGAGATCGCAGACCGCATCAAGCCGCCCGGTGTGGACGATGAGGCCGCGGATCTGCCGCCCGAAGTGCAGGCCAAGATGGCCGAGATGCAAGCGGCGATGCAGCAGCTTCAGCAGTTGGCCGACGACAACCAGGCCAAGCTGAAGATTGCGGAGACCAACGCCCAAGTTCAGGTCATCAAGGCGCAACAGGACGGCCAAGTGAAGGCGCTGACGCAGCAGTCAGCCGACGCCACGAAGATCCGCGTGGCGGGGATTCAGGCCGAGACGCAGATTGCGGTCGCGGAAATCAAAGCCGGCATGGAGGAGATGAAAACTCAAGTCATGCTCATCGCCGACCTTATTGGCATCAAGCACGAGCAGCAGAAGTTGATGGCGCAGAACGCCTATGACGCCGCAAAGACCGTGCATGGAGCCGAACGCGAGGACGAAGGCGCGGACGCTGAACACAGGCGGCAGATAGAGCGGGAAAGCATGGCGCACGAGCACGCGTACGAGCTCGCCACGACGCCACCGCCGCCCGATCCGAACAGAGACGTGGCCAATGGGTGACGCGAAACGCCGCAAGGCGCTCAATCTGGAACCTCGAGGCATTCGTCCTGAGCCGCCGCCCGTGCTGCAACGCCATACGCTGGCGATGATTGACCGCCGCGTGGAGCGGGACGCCAACGGCAAGCTCGTGTTCTCCGATCACAGCGCGAAACCTGGCCCGTATGCGAGCGCAGACCTGAAAAATCTATATCGCTGGGACGGCATTCGCTTGCGACGCCTTGACAAGATCGCGCAAGGTGTCGATAATTTGACAGCATCCGTCAAATAACTGACTTGATGAACTCCCCCATCACATCGGTCACGGAAAACCGCGTCACGGTCACGGCCAACGACACGGAAGAGAATATTCGTGCGGCTGCGGGCTTCGCGGAGCCAGACACCAAGGCCGAGGAAGCGGCCGAGCCTGAAGCGCCTACAGCGCCAGCCGGTGAGCGTAACCCGGACGGCACGTTCAAGGCGAAAGCCGCTGAGCCCAAGCCGGCCGACGAGCCCGCGAAACTCGATGGCGACCCACGCAAGTCTCATCAAGCCAAGATCAACCAAGCGATCGCGAAACAACGCGACGCCGAACGCCGCGCCGAAGAGGCCGAACGTCGAGCCGCCGAGCGCGAAGCCGAACTCCAGGCGCTGAGGCAACCAACGCCGGCATCCGTGCCGGCCGCGCACACCTCGACAGCGCCCACCTATCTGCAACTGGTCCAGCGGTATCAGTCCGACCCCGAGGCGCCGAAGTTTGACGACTTCGTAGCGGCCGGGGTCGATGATGCCTACGGCGCGCATCAGGCCGCACTGGCTGCGTTCATTGCGGACAAGCGGCTTGAGGAGCGGGAAGCGCGCGACGCCGCCCGCCGTGCCGAGACTGAGCGCGCCTCACATGCGCAGGCCGCGAAGGAGCTACTGGAACAGAAGCATCCCGGCTTTCTCGAACATCTCGCCGCTGATACGACCATTTACCCTCGGGCTGTCCTCGACCTGATCGCGGCCGAGGCCCAGAACGACCCTGATCTCAGCGCGGAGTTGCTGCACCACCTGTTGACGCATCCTGACGATGCGGCGCAGTTGGCGCGTCAGGCAACGCCGATTGCTGCCGCTCGTGAAATCGGACGCTTGACCGCACGCCTGTCATCGGCTTCTTCCGGCCCCGAGACAGTGCTGACTCACACCACTGCGAAGCCTCTCATTAAGCCGGTGAGACCTTCGGTGATGGCTCCTGAGTCCTCCCCGCCGGATGATCTGCCGTTTGGCCCCAAGTACATTGCGGCCATGAACGAGCGTGACCGAAAAGCGCGGGAGGCCCGGCGAGCCTAGAGAAGTAGGCTCTCATGGCCGCAAACGCCTTCGTCACGCCGACGTGGGTTGTCAAGGAAGTCTCCCGCATCGCGCAGAACTCACTGAAGTTCGGCGCCAACGTCACCCGCAAGTACTCGGCCGATTTCAAGGCCGGGGGTGCGAAGGTGGGATCGGGATTCTCGCTGCGACTCCCCCAGCGCTATGCCACCACTAAGGGGCAGGCGTTCCAACAGCAGGGTATCAACGACGTCACCGTCCGGTTCAACATCACCGACCAGGCCAACATCGGGATTTCGTGGTCGACGTTCGACGCCACGTTCTCGGTCGAGGAAGTGCGCTCGCGCTACATCAAGCCGGCGTCGGTCCAGCTCGCCAACACCATCGACTTTGATGGGCTGACGCGCTGTTCACCGCTGGTGGCGCACTCGGTCGGCACACCTGGCACGACCCCCACGTCCATCCAGACTTATCTGGATGCCGTCACCAAGCTCCGTAACGTCGCGGTGCCAGACGACAACCTCGTGGCGGTCATCTCCCCGAACATGAGCGCGACGCTCGTGGGCTCCAACGCCACGATCTTCAATCCGGCCTCGTCCATCGGCAAGAACTGGCGCACGGGTCAGTTCTCGAGTGGCGAGAACGGGCTGGGTATCGACGAGTGGTACATGGACCAGAACACCTGGCAGCGGACCACGGGCTCATCGACCACGTTCACACCGCTCGTTAACCAGACGACGTTCTCGGATGGCATGACGAGCATCGTCACGGACGGCAACGCGAGTTCGGCCACGACCTATCAGGTCGGGGACAAGTTCACGATTGCCAACGTCTACGAAATCAACCCCCAGAACTACACGTCCACGGGCCAGTTGATGCAGTTGACGGTGACGCAGGCCACGACGTCTTCGGGTGTCGACGCCACGATTCAGTTCCAGCCGCCGCTGATCGCGGTCGGGTCGGGACCGATTCCGAATGCGCTTGCCAACGTGGACGCGCTGCCGGTCAACAACGCGCCGATCATCCCGCTCGGCTCGACCATCACGACCGGCTCGGGCACTTGGACGGCGACCGCGACTCGTCAGGGGCTCGTCTACAACCGCGAAGCCTTCGTGCTCGGCATGGTGGACGCGGATAGCGATCTGCCGGGCGCCGATGTGGCGATGGTGAGCGACGCGGAGACGGGCTGGAGCGCCCGCTACGTGCGGCAGTACAACGCGCAGTCGGACCAGAAGATTTCGCGTCTGGACTGCTTCTATGGCTGGCTGGCGTATCGGCCTGACTGGGCGTGCGTCGTCGCCGGAGGTGCAAGCTAATGGCGCTCAACACGACGCTGGCCGCGGCATGCGGCTTCAACGACCAGACGATCTATCCGACCTCGACCACGGGCAACGCCGTGGGCTGGGTCTGGTTGGTCGATGGCGAATACATGGTCCAGACGGACGTCGCCACGGCTGGCGGGCTCATCCCCGTCCAGCGTGGCGGCAAGCAGGGCGGCGTACAGCGTGCCCATCCGATTCTGGCGGGGGTCACGGCCGGCACGGCGACGGAGTTCCCGTCTCCGCAGCCGGGCTGGACCAACAACCCGAGCCTCTACAAGAAAAACATCGTGTCGTATGGCGCCAGCGGGGCAATCGTCCCGCCGACCTACGACACCTTGATCTTCTTGGACAAGGCGACAGCGGCGGCGATGACGCTCGAGAGTCCGACCGCAGCGACGCCCGATGGCGTGGAAGTGACTATCTATTCCACGACCGCCGCGGCACACACCGTCACGTACACACCGGGCTTCAACGGCGACACCACAACGTCCGACGTCGCGACGTTCGCGGCCACCAAGGGCAACAGCATCACGTTGCTGTCCTCGCGTGGACTCTGGGGCGTCAAGTGCGCCTACGGCGTGACGCTTGGCTAGTGCCTGCGACGTGATGATCGCCATCCCCTGCGCCGTGCAGGGGCGGTGGTCATCCTTCTGGGCGTGTGTCAGTGAACTCAACCTCCCGCCTCGTGTGGTGATCCGCACGGGGCGGGGGTGCTCCCCGGCCACCAACCGCAACGGGCTCATTGACGAGGCGTTCGCGCTGGGGGCGGAGTGGATCTGGTTCCTTGACGATGACCTGACGTTTGGGCCGGATGCGCTCATTCGGCTGTTGCAGCGCTTTGAAGATCCCAAGGTTGACGCGGTGGTGCCGCTGAGCTTTCGCCGGCAACCGCCCTTCCGTGCGCTGTGGTTTGACCGCACGGAGCCGTCGATCGAAGCCATGAAAGACACGCTGCCGCCACCGGGTGAGCTCGTGCCGCTCACCGCGGCGACGTTTGGCGGCTTGCTGATGCGCACGGCGGTCCTTCGCACGATTCCGAAGCCCTACGTGGCGCTCGGGCAGTTCGTGCCGGATCAGTGGGACGACGACTTGTATTTCTGCCGCAAGTTGTCGGAGGCCGGCGTGCAGTTGTGGGGCGATTCGTCGGTGCAATTCGGCCATACGACGGACGTCGAAGTCTGGCCGCACTACAGCGCGGAAACGGGCTGGTCGGTCGTATTTGCCCGCGGCACGGTGCCGTTCTTGATGCAGCCGTGGGGCGCGGATGTTCCTGAGTTCGTGGAGGCGTAATGCCGCAAGTGACTCTCCCAGCGTTTAACACCGCCCGCGCGATTACCAAGAGCGACACGGTGGACTGCGAAAAGGTCAACGACCACTACCCGGTGTCTGTCTGGGTCGGCGGCGCGGGCATCGTGCGCGCGATCATGGAAGACAACCAGGACATCCAGTTCACCTGTGTCGCTGGAACAGTCTTGCCAGTCACGGTCAAGCGCGTGATGAGTTCGACGACCACGGCCACGCTGATGGTCGGCCTCTACCAGCAGTAGGCGAATGCGCGCGGAAGCTCTCGCCTCTCGGCCCGAGTGTCCCGAGCCCGGCCGCTGGTCGGCGCCGGACGAATGGGCGACTGAAACTGAAGTCTCGCGCTTCGTGGCAGACCTCGTGCGCGCGCTCAAGCCCGATTTCGTCGTCGAAACCGGCTCGTATGTCGGCTACACGGCGGAACAGATTGGCCTGGCGCTGCGCGATCTCGGCCGCGGGCGCCTCGTTTCCATTGAACTGGTCCACGCGAAGTCCGAACAGGCACGCGCCCGCACGGCGGGCCTGCCCGTGACCATCGTCACCAACCGCGCGGCGCATGTGGAACCGGATCAGCCGATTGATCTGCTGTTTGTCGACAGCGGCTTTACCGATCGCATGGTGGAAGTCCGCCACTTCCGGCAGTGGGCGTCGCCGCGGTGCGTGATTCTCGCGCACGACTCGGCCGTGCCGACTAGCTATCCCGGCGTCCCTGAGTTTTTCGCGGATCTCGAGCAAGTCGTGGTCGATGGGCTCGTGCATCCGTGGTTGCGCCTGCCGACTCCGCGCGGGCTCGCGCTGACGAGGTACCGATGAGCTGGCGTGATGCGCCCGTGACGCTGTTTCGCGCCATGAAGCTGCCTAACGGCAAGGTCGTGTGCGTCGATGCGCGCGTGATCAGCGAGACGACGAAGATCGTCCGCAACTCCGACGAGTACTACAAGGCGCTTGGGCAGGGCTGGTGCGATGACCCGGCCGAGGCGCTAGAGCGCTTCGAGCGGGCCGAAGAGACCATTGGCAATCTCGCCGCTGAGCGGGCCGCGCAGGACTTGAAGATGAGTGCGCTGGCGCAGGAAGAAGCCGCCGCGTACGAGAAGACCGTCTCCACGCATGTGCCGGTGATTCCCGAGGCCCGCCGATGAGCACCACGGCGCGGTCGATCATCACGGACGCCTACCTGATTCCGGCCATCAATCAGGTCGGGCAGACGCTCGACTCCGCGCAGGCGCAACAGGGGCTGCGGTCGCTCAATCAGATCCTCGGCCAGTGGTCGTTGATGCCGCTGACCATCCCGGCGACCGCGCGTGAGGTGTTCCCGCTCACGGCCGGCCGTGGCGGTCCAAGCGACCCCTACACGATTGGTCCTGGTGGCGACTTCGACACGTCGCGGCCCACGTCCATCACGAATGTCGGGCTGTACGACACGAGCACGTCCGAGCCCTTTGAGATCACGCGCACGCTCTACACGAACGACGCCTACGCCTCGATCGTGCAGAAGGAACTGACGTCGACCTATTTCACGGGCGTCTATTTCCAAGCGACGTTCGCGGGTGGCCTCGCGACGATTCAACTGTGGCCGGTGCCGTCGACCGACTCCACGTCGCTCGTGCTCTACCGGCCCGTGCAGTTGCGCGAGTTCACGAGCCTCGACGATCAGTACGACTTTCCCCCTGGTGCGCTGCCGGCGCTGACCTACGAGCTGGCGAAGTGGATGGCGATCCGTAACGGCGTGCCGTGGAGCCAGCAGCTTGACCAGATGGCCGGACAGTTCCTGTCCATCTATCAGCGGTCGAACACGGTCATGTCCGATCTCGGCCTCGATGCCGCGCTGACCTCGCAAGCCGGCGTCTACAACATTCTGAGCGATAGCAGCTCTGGGGTGCAGGGGCGCTAATGGCGAACTTCCCTGGCCTGACCGGACCCTCCAATCGCCAGCGCTCAAAGGCGGTCGACGCCGAGCGCACGGTGAATTGGTACATGGAACTGGCGAATCAGGGCACGCCCAAAGTGTCGGGGGCGCTTTATCCCACGCCGGGGCTTCGCATGTTCGCGTTTCTCGGCTCGGGCTCGGTGAAAGGGCTGTTCGCGCAGGACGGGCGCGCGTTTGGCGTCGGGGGCGCGGCCTTCTACGAGATTCTGCCGTCTCGGACGGCTGTGGTGCGCGGCTACGTCGCCGTCAGTGGACTCCCCGCGACGATGTGCAGCAACGGCGCCATCGGCCATCAGGTGTTCGTGACAACGGGCGGGCGTGGCTACATCTACGACCTCGAGTCCGGTTCGTTTACGCAGATCACCGACGAGAACTTCCCCACCTACGTGGTGCAAGGGTTGTTCTTCGACGGCTACTTTGTCGCGCTTGATGGCGACACGGGCAAGTTCGTCATTTCCGAGCTGTATGACGGGCTGACGTGGAACGGGCTCGACTTCGGCTTGGAGTCGCAGTTCTCCGACAAGATCGTGGCGATGACGCGCACGCACGACAACCTCTGGTTGTTCGGCACGCGCAACACGGCGCCGTGGTACGACAGCGGCGACGCCTCCTTTCCCTTCACCCCTGTGCAAGGCGCGCTCATTGAGCACGGCATCGGGGCGCCGTTTACCGCCGTCGAACTCGACAACACCGTCTGGTGGCTCGGGCAGGACGAACAAGGTTCTGGCGTGGTCTGGCGCGCGAACGGCTACACCCCGCAGCGGGTGTCCACGCACGCCGTCGAATACGCGCTGACGCAGCTCGAGAACTATCAAGGCGCCCTCGCCTGGGGCTATCAGGAACAGGGGCACACGTTCTACGTGCTCTATGTGCCCGGCCTCGAGACGACGTGGGTCTATGACATCACGAGCGATCAGTGGCATGAGCGGGCGCACTGGGATGTCAACTACGGGCGCTATTTCCCGCACGTCGCGGTGAATCACTGTTTTACGTGGGGACTGCATTTGGTTGGAGACCGTCAATCCGGGGCGGTCTATGAGCAGTCGCTGAACCTCGAAGATGACCGGCTGATTGTGGCGGCGTAACCCATGCTTCTGCGTGTCGACGGCTTCAACGATTACTCGACGACCGAGATTGACGAGAACTACACCGTCAATACGACCGATTGCACGTACACGATCGAGGCCACGGATGGCCCGAGCGGTGGGCCGTGCATTAAGCGCGTGTCGACGCAGGCGAACGCGGCGTGCGGGTACTTGCAGCTCCAGCCGCTCTATGTCCAGTCCGGCGTCTGGAGTCAACAGGCGTCTGGCGTGTTCGTGATTCGACTGAAGGTTGACGACATCACCGCATCGGCAGGGTCCATCCAGAACTCCCTGCTGCCGACAGGCACGATTCTGACGATCATGAACGGCTCGCTGGCGAATTGCAGCGTGGCGCTTAACTCAGACGGGACGTTCACGTTCTATCGCGTGCTCAGTGCCTTGCAGACCAGTCTGGCTGCGGTGGTGAGCGGTCAGTGGGTGGAACTCGCCTTTATCTGGACGCTCAGTCAGGGCTCTGACGGCACGTTCGTTATTCTCGCCAACGGCACGCAGATCCTGAGCTTCACCGGGCGCACGTCGCCCATTGGCTCGGACATGTTCCCGTTCCAGCCACCGCCGGCCGCCTACAACACGATCCGGTTTCTCGGCATGTCGTCCGATTCGTCCCCGCTGCTGACGGTGCGTGCGGCGGACATGTATTTCCTCGATGGCGTCGCGCCTAACAACTCGTATCTGGGCGACCTGTCTATTGGCTACATCTTGCCGAACGGCGCCGGCAACTCGACACAGTGGACGCCGAGCGCGGGCGCGAATTGGCAGTGTGTCGATGAGGTGCCGCCCAACGGCGACACGGACTACAACGCCACCAGCACGGCCGGCAATCTCGACCTCTACACGTATCAGGACATCACGAACGACCCCGTGCTCGTGCAGGTCTGCAACTACGTGCGAAAGACGGGCGCCGAGGGCGCGTCAATGGCGGTCACGCTGCGTCAAGGGTCGACGAACTACACGGGGCCTACCCAGGCGATCAGCAGCACGAGCTACGGCTACGTGTTTCAGCCGTACGACACCAACCCGGCGACGGGGCTCCCGTTCACGATCTCCGAAATCAACAACGGGCAGTGCGGCCCAAAGAAGGTCACGTAAATGGCCGACACCAGCCGCATTTCGCAGCAGACGATCCGGGTCGGCGTGTCGCCGGTCGTGGCGGCGCGCATTGCTCAGCAGACGATCCGCCTCGCCTATGTGAACGTGCCGCCGCCACCGGAACCCGTGACGCCGAGTACGACCACGTTCCGCATTCGGCGCGAACGGGTGACGCCGACGATTTTCTCGGACGGCAAGCGCGTGTTTCATCGCCGGCTGCAACTGGACTGCCAGCCTGGCATCGGCAATGCGACCGATCCCGGCGCCACGCCCGCGATGCTCGTGTTCACGTCAGACGACGGCGGCGTGTCGTGGACACAGCAGCCGCGCGAGCTGTCGCCTGGCGCCATTGGGCAGACCGTCACGCCGATGCGGCTGTATCAGCTTGGGTCGGCCTACAACCGCACCTACAAGTTCGTGTGTGACTCGCCCAATGCGTGGGTCATCGTGCAGGGCTTCCTGGATCTCGAAGGCGGCAACAACTGATGGCGAGCATGTACACGCCTCAGCAGCACGACCTCGTGGACGCGACGCGCAAGATCACGCGCCCGTGGCTCTTGCTGTTTCAGCAGGCGCTGTCCGCGCTCGGGATTACGCAGCTCATCGGGGACGTCGAAGCGGGACCGGGCTCGGGCGTGCAGACCGCCACGCTGTCACTCACGGGCGTCTCCACCGGGACGTATGGCGACGCGCAGAACGTCGCGCAGTTCACGGTCGACGCCAAAGGCCGGCTGACCTTCGCGCAGGACGTGCCAATCACCGATGTTGGGATCACCGAATTGACGGGGGATGTGTTGGCTGGACCGGGCACCGGGTCGCAAGTGGCGACGCTCGCGCAGCAGTACGTGCCCATGAGCACGGGCGCCATTCCCGGTGAAGTGCTGTTCATCGGCGGGACCGTGATGCTCGTCAAGACGGGAGTGCTGTGATGTCCAACGACATCCAATACGAGACATTTCAGCACTACGGCACCAACGCCGAGCGTCTAGCGTTCACGCCGTCGCCGGCCTCGGGTATCCAGCCGATCTACGTCTGGTATGAGACCGACACGGGCGACACGTTCCTGTATGACACGGCGTGGCACCAGATCGCGGACGCGGCTGGCGTCTCGACGACGGGATCGCCGGCCAACGGCAACCTGACGAAGTTTTCGGGCGCAAACACGATCACCAACGGCAACCTGTCGGGTGACGTCACGACGTCCGGCACCCTCGCCACGACGATCGCCAACAGCGCCGTGACGCTGGCGAAAATTGCGAACGCCTCCGCGAACTCCAAGCTGTTGGGCAGCGGCGCGGCGGGCTCAGGGTCGCCCTACGCCGAGATCACGCTGGGGACCGGACTGAGCATGAGCGGGACAACGCTCAACGCCTCGTCTGGCACCGTGACCACGGGCGTCACGCTGACCAGCGGTCAGATCATCGTAGGGGCAGGCTCATCGGCCATCGGCGTGGGCAACCTGTCCGGCGATGTCACCACGTCAGGCAGCACGGCCACGACGCTTGCCAACTCGGGCGTGTCGGCGGGCAGCTACACGAACTCCAACATCACGGTTGATGCGAAAGGCCGCGTCACGGCAGCGTCGAACGGGGCGGGCGCGACGACGGGTCTGGCCTTGCTCGAGCAGCACACGGCGTCGTCATCCGCCTCTTTGAACTTCACCACGGCGATCACGTCGTCGTATGACGACTACTTAATCGAGTTCGTCAACATCGTGCCGGCGACCGATAACGCGCTCTTGTGGATGCGCGTGTCGACGGACGGCGGGTCCACGTACGACAGCGGTAGCAACTACACCTATCGGTATTGGCGTCTCGCGAGCGGCACCGCGGTCGTGTCCTCCGCTGGCGCGACGAAGATCATCCTGACGGATAGCGTCGGCAATAACGGGCTGTGGGGCGTGATTGGTCGGCTGTCGCTCTATAGCCCTGGGAGCACGAGCATTCGCAAGATGGTGAACGGGCAACTGGCGTTCATGCAAAGCGGCGGCAGCGGCGCGTTGGAAGAAGACATGCCGATGGGCGTCTACGACAGCACGACGGCGGTGAATGCGTTTCAGTTCTTGTTCTCCACCGGCAACATCGCGAGCGGGACGATCCGCGTCTACGGCGTGGCGAAGTGAGGCACAGACTATGAGCTGGAAAGCGTGGGTTCCTCGGATTGCTGGATATGCGCTGGCGCCATGGACTGGTGGTGCATCGATTGCCATTGGCGAGGGCATCGCACAGGGTGTCAGCAGCAACGAAGCCGTTGATAAAGCCAACGCGCAGCAGCAGGCCGGCACCGATGCCGCGATGGCGGAACAGCGCCGGGCGTCCGGTATCGCCTCGGACGTGTATCAGCAGCAGCGCAACGACCTCGCGCCCTACCGCGACATGGGCGGACAGGCGGCGTCCACGCTGGGCGGCTTGCTAGGGTTTGCGCCCACCGCGCCGGCCGCGCCGATGGCGGTGAACCGTGCGGTGCCGTCTGGCCTCACCGCCAATGCCGCGCCGCCAGCCACTGAGCGCCATCCGTCGTCCACGGGCGTGATGACTGGCGGCATGGCTGGACCGCGCACCCTCGCGCAGTTTGGTCAACCCGATCCGGTGTCTCAGCGCGCGGCGATTACACAGTCGTCGTATGGCGCACCGTCAGGGATGGCCGGTGAGGGCGCGCTCGTCAGCGTGAAAGCGCCCAACGGTCGGCTCTATCGCGTCCCGAGCAACAAGGTGCAAGAAGCCGTGCAAAACGGCGGACAGGTGGTGGCCTAATGGCCGACTACTGGGATCAGTACGAGTTCATTCTGACGCCGGAACAGGCGCTCTCGCCCATGAACGGGCAACTGTCTGACAATTCGTTGGGCTTGCTGCCGGCGCAGGAACGGGCTATCCGTGCGTGGGGCGCGGCCGGTGGCGGCACGGCGACGCCGACGACCGCAACGGGAACGACCAGCCCCACCAGCACGACACAGGGCGGCGATCCACTCGCGTTCATCGCCCAGTGGCAGGCGTCACATCCGGCGACGCGCGATTCCTACTTGCAACTGGCGAACGCGCTGAAAACGCAGTTCGGAATAGACCGGTTCGACTACAACGGCACGCCGAGCAATAACGAATTTCTCATCAACGGCGAAAAGGTCAAGGTGATGGGCGGCGAGGACTCCTCGAGCCCGTCATGGTTCGCCTATGGGTCGGATGACGGCTGGCGTCCGGACGGCGGCGCGGGCGCCACGGGTGGCCTGCCGGCGGGCTACAGCCTTGATGGATCAGGGCCGCTCGCGTCGTTCTCCGCGCCTGGCCTCGCCGCACCGTGGACGCAGCAGTTTCACGCGCGCAGTCCAGAGGAGATCAAGAACGATCCGGCGTATCAGTTCCAGCTTCAGCAGGGGATCGAAGGGATTCAGCGGAACAGGGCCGCACGCGGGACCGTGGCGACAGGCGGCGCGTTGAAGGATCTCGACATCTTCTCGCAAGGGCTCGCGTCGACCTACAACGACAAGTACTACAACCGCGACATCAACGAATACCAGATGAATCGCGACTCGTTCTGGAACAACCAGAACAACGCCTACAACAAGCTGTCGGGCTTCGCGCAGATGGGTCAGAACGCGGCGACAGCCACGGGCAACTTCGGGTCGGGCTACGCCAATAACGCGCAGACCGGCGCCAACAACGTCGGCAACCTCTACACCGGACAGGCCAACGCGAACGCGTCCGGCACGATTGCCGGCGCCAACGCCACCAATCTCGCGGGCGGAGGCTTGGCGAATGCGCTTGGTGAGATTGACTGGAGCAGGTTGTTCAAGCGACGCACGAGCGGTGGCACGACTGGCATCCAGAACCCAGTCGGCTACGACGAGAGCCTGTAAATGCCGATTGACGCCTCGATCTACGGGAACCTGCAACTGCCGAAGCTCGCCACATTGGGTGAGATCGCGGAAGCACGCGCGCAACGCGAAGAACGGCAGATGATCCGCGACTCGCGCAAGCTCGCGATGGACAAGCAGCAGCGCGAGGCTACGGAACTCCAAGCGATTCAGGATGTCTTCGCCAAACACACGGGACCGGACGGCCCAGATCAGACGGCCATCGTCAATGAACTGTTCCGCATCGCGCCCGATGCCGCGCAGAAAGTGCAATCAGGCTTCGCGAAGTTGAAAAAGGAAGCCGCCGACGCGCGGGCCTCGGAACTGGACGCGGAAACGAAGCGGATTGCGGCTGTCTCTCGCTCATTGCAGGGCGTGACGCCAGACACCTACGCTGCGGCGTTCTCGCGTATCCGAACGATTGACCCGGAAGCGGCGGAAGTGCTCGGCCCCACCTACGACCCGGCCAAGGTCGATGCCGTGATGAGTTCCGGCATGGCGTGGTCCGACTACAACACGAAATACAAGGACGTCCTGGCATCCAAAGAGAAGGACGAAACGAAAGCGCTGAACCTGATCTCGCTCGCCAACGATCAGCAGCAGTACGAGGACGCGCTGGACTTCGCCAAAGTGCATGGCGTGGCGTCGAAACTGCGCGAGATGGGCTTCGCGGACCGGTTCCAGCCGGAAGTAGCGCAACGCGCGGCTGATCTGTCGATGACACCAAAAGAGCGACAGACGGCAGCATCTGCGGGAAGCGGCGGATCTGATTACGCCCGCTTTGAAGCGGATTACCTCGCAGCGGAAGCAGCCAAGATCGGCAAGACCGCAGCGCAACTGTCGCCGCCTGAGCGCGTGAGGCTAAAAACAGCCGCGCGCAAAGTCTTCGGCCAAGCCGACGATCGGCCGAGTGGCGGATCGGCCGGCATGACGCCATATGCCGAGTCTAACGTGCTGAATCGGCTGAATACGCAGTGGCAGAACGCCTCTAAGCCTGCCGTCGAGCTCAACCGCCAAGTCAAGCTCATGGATGCTGGCCTCGCGGCCGCGCGGCGCGGCGACATGGCGCAGGGCGCGCAAGCGATTCTCGTCACATTCCAGAAGATTCTCGATCCAACCTCGGTGGTTCGTGAGTCCGAGTACATGCGCTCGGCGGCTGGTCAATCGCTCGACAACCGCGTGCGTGGCTACATGGAACAACTGGCTAAGGGTGGCGCTGGTGTGCCGCTCGCGGAACTCGAGAAGTTCGCGCGACTCGCAAAGGAAGCAGCCAAGGCGCAATCGACCGGCTACGTCGACAGCATCAAGGCGCGTATCGGGCGCAGTGCGGACCACTTCAACATCCCGCGCGATCTCGTCTTTGAGGACTTCAACCTAGAGTCTGGTCAGTCGCAGTCTGGCGGCACGGTAGCGCCTCCGTCTGGGCGGTTTAATCCGGCCACGGGGAAAGTCGAGCCGGTGCAGTAATGCCCGACAAGATCATCGAAATCCCCAACGTCGGACGCATCGCGTTCCCAGACACGATGAAGCCGGAAGAGATTGAAGCGGCGGCGGCGAAGCTCTATCAGGAGTCCAACGCGGGCCACCCTAAGCCGGCGAAAGAACACTCGTGGATGGATACCGCGATTGACTGGATTCCGACCGCGGCCGGTGCTGCTGGCGGCATCATCGGCGGATTGGCCGGCGCAGCCGGCGGACTCGGTATCGGCGCTGTCCCAGGTGCGGCGGCTGGCGCGGCGCTCGGTGGGGCGACCGGCCAAGCCGTGAAGAACATGCTCACGGACGACCCAGCCCAGCCGATGGGCGCGCGTCAGGCGCTTGGTTCAATGGCAAAGGAAGGTGCCATTCAAGGCGGCATGGAGCTCGTCGGCGGAGGCGTCGTGGCGCCAGCAATGCGCCGTGTTGGTTCGGCGCTCATGCAGTCGGCGGTTAAGCCTGGCCTGAAAGCCACAGCCGCAGCCATCGCCAAGGGCGTGCCTACAGAAGACTTGCCGATCGTCAAGACGCTCCTCAAAGAGAAGGTCAACGTCACGCCTGGCGGCATCGCCAAGCTCGACAAGATCATGAGCGCCACCAACAAAGAGATCCGCGACATTCTGGAGAACACTCCAGGCTCGGTCTTGCCAGAGAACGTCGCGACTCGCACTCAGGCAGTGGCCGCGCGCGTAGCGAATCAGGTAGACAACGAAGCTGACCTCTCAGCGGTCCAGAACGTCACTAAGCGGTTCCTCGGGCAAGGCAATACCACCACGCTTGCTCAGACCGGGACTAAACAAGTCCCGTCCGGCGTGCTGGACGCCAGTGGCCGCATGCTCACGAAGGCAGAGCCCGTAATGGGGCGCGTCTCGCGCCCGTTGGCGCTGACAGAAGCTCAGGATCTCAAAACAGGCACCTATCGCGCGCTGAAAGAAAAAGCGTACGGAGAACTCAAGGGGCCAGAGATCGAAGCTCAGAAAGCACTGGCCCGTGGACTGAAGGAAGAGATCGAGGCCGAAGCTAAAAAGGCCGGTAAGGACATCGCGTCCCTCAACGCGCGCGAAGGATCTGCCATCACGGCTAAAGAGGCGATTGCGAAGCGTATCGCCCAAGCCGGAAATCGTGACCCGTTGTCTCTGGCGTGGCTGGCCGCAAATCCAACCGCCGGGCTGCTGTTCGTTATGGAGCGGTCGCCGGCCGTGAAATCCATGCTCGCGCGTGGCCTCTATAACAGCGCGTCGAAAGCGGCGCGTGTGCCTGAAAACGTGCTCCGCATGCTAGTGCATGGCGTGGCCTCATCGACTGACGAGGACTCCGAATGACGCTCCCCCTTGCCATGCTCCCGTGGACGGAGCGCCGCTTCTTAAAGGTCACTGACGACGGGCTCGTGCCCAACGCGGGCGGCTTTGTCTACTTCTACGAGACCGGCAGTCCAGAGACGCCCCTGTCGACGTATAAGGACCAGAACAGCGACGACGCCAACACGAACCCGATTGAACTGGACGCGGACGGTCGCACGCCGTTTCCCGTGTTCATTCAGGCGACCGGCTACCGCGTCGTGGTGACGGACAGCGACGACATCGAACTGTATTCCGAGGAGTTCGTAGAGGACATCGGGCAGACGTTCCTGGCCCAGTCGGCGGTCATCCAGTCGCAGGGCAGCACGGCCACTTCCTCGCCGTACACCGTCGCCACCACCGATAACACGGTGCTGGTCAACAGCGCGGATGTCACCTTCGTGCTGCAACTGCCGACATGTGCCAGCCGTGGGACACCGCTGGTTATCAAGAACATGTCATCGGTCTCGACGGTGCGCGTCACGCCGTCCGGCGCCGAGACGATCGATGGCGTCGCGTCCTACTACTCCCTGGCTACGTCGTCGACTCCGAATTTCCCGACGATCACCCTCAACTCTGATGGCGTGTCCAATTGGATCATCGCCTCCAGTCACGCGATCGCGTTGTCGTAATGCTCATGGAACACGATATCCGCACCCTCCAGACCTTCATTGAGGCGAAGTTCACCTCGGTGGATGAGAAACAGCAGCGGATGCACGTCGAGAACCAGACGGCGCTGGCGACGTTGACGAATCAGGTGCTGCTGACCAATGGCCGCGTGCGGAATGCTGAAGTGGCGATTGCGGTGCTCAAGTTCGCGGTCTACACCATCGGCGGGTCGATCTTGCTGGCGGGGTTACAGGTCATTGTCGGCCGGTTTGGCGGGCACACATGAATCTCCGACTCATCCGCGAACCGTCGCTGCTCGGGGCCACGCTTGGCGTGCTGTTTGTTGATGGCCGCTTCCGCGCGTTCTCGCTCGAGGACGAAATCAGCGATGTCAAGGTGCCGGGCCGGACGTGCATCCCCGAAGGGCGTTATCAGATTCGCCTGACGTGGAGCCCCAAGTTCAACAGGGTTCTGCCTGAGCTGGTCGACGTGCCGGGCTTTACCGGCGTCCGCATCCACGCGGGCAATACCAAGGACGACACGGCCGGCTGCGTGCTGTTAGGCGTGCAGCGGTCTGGCGTGAACCTCGTGCAGTCACGTCCCGCCGTGGAGCAATTGCAGGCGGACATGGAACTGGCGAAAGCGGCGGACCGGCTGATATGGATCGCCATCGAAAACCCTGCGGCTTAGGAGACTGACCATGATTGGACTGATTCCGCTTCTCGCGCTTCTCGCCACGGGGCTCACGGTGGCGTCTGCGGCGGGCAAGGCGCCGCTGTGGACGGCCGTGTTCGTCCTGTGCGTCATCTGCTTGATCCAGGTTTGGGGCCGTTAATGACTGACAGCCAGAAGATGACATCGGCCGAGCCGATGGAGCCGGTGAAGGTTGCCATCATCGGCACAGGCGACGGCGGCACTCCCCTGGTGAGCGGCACCACGGCCACGACGCCGAGCGCGTCTCAGCCCAATCTCGTGGTGACCATCGTGACGCCGGTCATGGCGATCATCGTGCGCTTCATCAACCTGTATCTGGTGACGCTCGTGGGACTCATCGGGGCCGCGATGACGCCGCTCGGCAATGAGGTGTTGCCGGCGCATGACTTCATCGCGCTCGTTAAAACGTGCGCGGACCTCAGTCTCGGCGCGGCTGGTTTCGGCTTTCTCAAAGACCTCGTGACCATTTTCGGGAAACTTGAAGGCAAGTTCCCACTCCTGACAGGAAGTGTCTAATGGGTATCCCTTGGAAAAAGATCGGGAAAGGCGCCCTCAAAGGGCTCGGCATTGCGGCGGCGATCGATCCGGTCCATTTCGGACCGTTCGTCCCGCTGATCACGCTGGCGGAAAAACTCGGCGGCTCAGGCTCGGACAAGAAGGCGGCGGTGATGGAAGCCCTCGAAGCGGAAATCGCCTTGCTGCCGGCTGACAAGCAGGATGAGGCGCGTGCCGCCTACTCGGCGGCGGTCGATGCCATCGTGGCGGCGAAGAACGCAGAAGCCAAAGCCGTTGAGGCGTACGAGAAGGCCGCTGCGTTTATCGCGATGGCGAAGGCGGCATAGGCGTGAGCCTGTGGGGCGCCCTCGCCGCGCTCTTTGCCAAGCGTCGGCCGTCGCCACCGCCGAAGCGGCCGGCGCAAATGCAGCTCACGATGTCGGCGCGTGACAGCGTGACTGGCTCTCCCTTGTCCGGGCAGATCACGCTGAACGGGCTGGTAACGGCCAGCTTCGACGGCCGGCTGACGTATCCCGTGACACCGGGCCTGTTCGGGCAAGGGCTGAATGTCGTCGTCAATGTGCCCGGCTACGTGGCCCAGTGGCGTCCCGTGAGCGACTTTGTGGACCCCACAGTGCTCGTGCCGTTTGAGATGGTGGCGCTCCCGCGGCCAGCGGTGATCTCGGCCGGCGAGAAAGGCCCGCTGCACGTCGACCACACGCTGTTCAAACGCGAGGACGGCTCGATATTCCCGTGGATCGGCTGCTCGGACTTCGCGCTGTTCGCCCGCTACGCCAGAGGCGAGAACATCGGCCCCATTCTGGACGAGCGGATCATGCTCGGGTTCAACCTCCTGCGCGTGTTCGGGATGTTCGACCGCTTCGGGATCGGCGGGCCGCAAGCGTCTGGTTTGGGCGAGTTCACACCGGCCAACACGCCCGACTACTACCGGAAACTGCGCGCGTTCGTAGACGAGACGCAATCGCGCGGCCTGCGGATCGAGTTCGTGTACTTCGCTGACGCCGATGCCCGCTCAGACGGCACGGGCGGCTTGATGACCGACCGCACCTCGAGGCAGGCGCACATCGACGCCATCCGGGCCGCGTTGCTTGGCACCTGGGGCGTGAATCATAGTTTGAGCAACGAAGCCTTTAAAAACTTTGAGGACGCCGAGAGCTACACGATTGACCCCGCGCTCGGGCCACGCACCTACGGGACGAAGTTGCCCGATGGCGACATTCCAAAGGTCTGGAAGATTCTCGACTATCTCGAGCCGCACGACCACGAGCGGAAAGAGGAGTGGCCGCGCACCGTCAGAGGCTACGGCGAGATCGTCGACGCACTGAAGGTACCCGTGGTGGCGAATGAGCCGATCGGCTTTGCGGAAGTCGCTCGGCCGGGCTCGCGTGCCACGGATGCCAATGACGCGGCTTGGTTCGCCGCTGGGATGCAGATGTTCGCGGCCGGGTCCACGTTCCACTCAGACGACGGCGTGGCCTCACGGCTCTTTCAGCCCGTCCAGAAGGCCGCAGCGAAGGCGTGGACGTGGGCCGCGCGCTGGGTGCCACCAGAGGCCCAGTTGGCGCCGTATCAGCGTGGCGGGGCCGGTGGCGGGGCCGGCGTGGGCGACATGCCGCTGGAGCATCGGGACTTGGGCGAAGGCGTCGAGCCGATGGCCCTACGGACGTTCGCCAAACGTGTCGGCGCCTACGAGCACGCCATCGCGATACGACCGTCTTCGGGCTGGAGTGCCGTACCTCGAGACGGATGGCGTGTCACGGAACAGCCGCGGCTCGGCTTCGTGAAACTGACGCGCTAGCCCTCTCCCTGTCCCCCGTCTTGTCGAGGGAGGGGTGGGGGATCGCGCAGGGCTTCCAGCCGCTCTCTTGCCATGAGCAAGCCGTAGCCTGGCGTGATGTGGTCAATGGCGGCGATGCACTGGTCGATCGCCTCCTGCCGCACACGGGCTAATTCAGCGCCCATGCGTGCGACTGCTGTGGTGGCGGCGTCGAGCTTGAGCTGAAGGCTGACGAGATCATCTGGCTGCTCCCGTGGTGTCTCGGCCCGCTGGGCGTCGAGTTCATCCACGAGCTTACCGATCATCTTCGTCTCGGCCGTTTTCGGCACGAAGTCGCAGAAGCTAAGCGCGGCCAGCCTGTCTACCTCGCTCATCGTGATCAGCGGTTTCATCCTCGTCCCTTCTTTCTCCCCCACACGGCGTCGTGGATGGCTCTCGCCACATGGGGTCGATAAGCGTCTGGTGCCAAGTAGCCGAGATCGTCCAGGGCGTGCGTCACCTGTTCCGCCTTCGCGCGGCGGCGCTGCTGGGCCTCCGGGACGCGGTGGGCGCGTTTGCGGGCCACCTAGGGCCGCTCCGCGAGCTTCATCGCATCACCAACCACACCACCAAGCCGCCCCAGCACAGGCCGGCCAGCAGTAAGAAAATGGCGATACCCGCAAATGACGGCAACGGCAGAAATGAGCCTGTCGGCGGATCGATCAGATTTCCCAGCCACCAGCCGACGAACGGCATCAGTGAGACAAAGCAGGCAATTAACGCCACAGGCACGTGAACGTCCATCTACGTTCTCTCCTCGCCAGCGGGGGCGGCAGGCAGCGAATCGCGCCACGCCTTTTCAAGCCTGGTGAACATTCCTTTCGACACGCCGAAGGCTTCACAGAGCCCAGCGTCCATGTCATCGCCGATCAAGGCGTTGCGGTCGTGCGGGCCAACCATGAGGAGCATGTCGAGCGCCAGCTTGTTGACGCCGTAATCGCCGGGCATTCTGCGCGCAACATCCCCGCTCGACCAATCGCGCTCCAGCATTTCTTCGATGATGTAGCTGGCCGGATGCGGGACGGTTCCACACCAGGCGCATGGCAACGGCGTCGGCGTCTGTCCCGCTGGGGCCGCGACGACCGGGGCCAGCTTAGGGCGACGTGCCAATTTCAGTTGTTCGCGGATGGCCTGGACGATGCCAACCGCATACGCCATCTGCCGACGCTCCACGCTCCCTTCCGGGTACTCGTCGTATCGCTTCATCTGCTGTTCGGTCACGTCCAGCACGGTCGCCACGAGCGACGCCTCGATGGGCTCTGAACCAAAGAACGGGAGCCCGCAGTCGCAAATGGTGTCGCGACCGAGGTTGTCGCACTCCATGGGCTTGTGCGGCTCGTGACCGCAGTTCGGACACTTCGTCAGCGCCTCCCGCACCGCCTGCTCCAAAGACTCGCGGGTCATGGTTTTCCTCGGAGAATGCTGCCAACCACGCCAGCGTCCGCGCAATATTTCAAGATCGCGTCAAACGCCTTGTCTTTCTGCTCAACCATTCGCTCCAGCGTTTGCGGTGTCGCTTGGTGTCCATAACAACGACCGCGCGCAGCCGCGAGGCGCACGTTCTCTAGCGCATCTACTGCCGTCTCGCGCGTGAGCGCCGGGGGGAGGACCGGGGCCGACTGCTTTTGTGTGACGTGCGAGTTGTGGCGCGCGACAAACGACTCCGATTGCACGGCTCGCAGCGCCGTGATGTATCCAGCGTCCCAATCGGTCTTAGCCACTTCACCCATGCGCGCGATCATCCGGCCGACCCAATCGAGCACATGGTCAAGCTCAGGCGTCGTCCCCTGTGCGGGCCGCGCCGCCTCCCCCGAGTCGGTCAGCGCCTCAGCTGCGCGCGTCAATCGACGGTCCTGCACATGCAACCTGAGCGTCAGAAGGTCGTCTCGGAGGAAGTCCTTGCGGCACGCGCTGCACTGCATCTCACCATCATCTGCGTAGAGCGCGGCAATGTCGCAGCCGTGACCGAGCCACCACTCGCACCGGAGTTCATGTTCGATGTCGAGCATCTCCCCTGTCGGCGGGGGCGGCGTCGCCGGAGGGGTGACGGGCTCGTCGTCCCTGAGTAGCTTCGGGTTTGGTCGAATAAAATGCGGCATATCAGTCCTTCTCCTCGGATGGCGTGTCACAGCCGACACATGGCCGCGTCAGCAACACACCATGAATGCACGTCAGCGGCGGCGCCTCGGCTTTGAGCGCGCATTCACCTGGCCGGTAATAGCAGCCGTCGTGATTGCCAGTAACGCAGTTCACGCAATCGCAACGGCATCCCCGCTCCGCGCGCAGGGTGTCGGTCATCGGGCCTCCTCAATTCTGCAGGTGCCGAGAATTTCAGTTGGCATCGCCATGCCTCCGTGCGGGCACAGATGGCACCACGTCCCGCCTCTGAATGCGTGTTGAAAGAGCGTCGCCACAAGATCGGGCGTCAGCCGCCAATACGAAGACGGCAGCGTCTTGACGTGTCCGCACTCCAACAGCACGCGCACGCCACGAAAAAATCGGCGACGGCTCATCCTCTCCTCGCTTTCCGTCTCGGCTTCTGCTTCCGCGCTTGGGCGATCCGCCGAGTCAGCCACTGATCCAGTCCCTGATGCCCACCGCGATCCCACACGCGACGGGCGGACGTCAGCAGCCGGATCGTGAGACGGGCCTGCTCGCTGGCGCTCATGCGGGATCGTCCTCGCGTGTCCGAGTCAGCAGTCTCGACAGTCGTCGCCCGTGAATCCTGATGCGTTCCGGCAGTAGCGCCAGCGGCTTCCACCATTCACGGTCACGCGCTCGTTCGCCCTTGAACGCGGCCCGCTCGTTGCGCCGCCAGAGATGGCGTCTTGGCACCGCTCGTTTCATGCGGGATCGTCCTCGCGGATGAGGCCAGCGGCTAGGAGGGCTTCAGAGACATAGCCGCATTCTTCCGGCTCGCGTTGCGCGGCCTCTAGCGTCGGATGCCGGACCGTCGGCGTGGCGCCGCTCGGGTTCCAGACCAACCAGAAAATACATTCCTTCGCCATCGCTACTCGTCTCCCTTCGGGATCAACGCCTCGAATTGACGCAGCAACCGCAACTCTGCGTCAAACGGGGCGCCCTCAAAGCCCCACACCACATGTAGTCGCTCCAACTCTGCGATTTGCTTCCGAATCTCCAGTCGCAGCCCCACCAACCCCTGCACGAGGGCCAGGAGATCGGGGAGCAGCGTGCGGGATAGCTTCAAGCGATCGCTCGCGCACATCGCGCATCCGTCGATATGGCCGGACTTGCAGGAATTGGTCACGGCCAAGATCCGCTCCGCCTCCGCCAGCCGAGCCACCGTGAGGGGAGTCATCACTGAGCCTCGGACGTGGCTGGTTCAGGTAGTTCGCACTCCGCGATGACGCGCTCCATGATTTCGCGCAACTCTCGGCGGTTGCGATAATCCCAACCGCGCACGTGCTGGCGAATCAAATCCATCGTTTCGCGCCCGTAGCCATACTGCGGGTTGATGTTCACGCAGCAGAGATCCACCAACCCGCGAATAAACGTCGCCGCGTTCAGTTCTTCCTGCGTCAGTCCCATCCCTCACCTCACCTCGGCCGCGTCCTCGACGCGCCTGACGATTTGCACCGGCCAGCCTTCCGCGATCCGCTCTTGCTGGGCTGGCGTCAACTTGCCTTTGTCTGTCTTGCACTCGATCAGCCGCACGGTGCCCGCTCTTGAAATCATCAGGTCAGGGCAGCCTTTCCCCACCGCGCTCAGGTCGATCACCTTCCAGCCCAACTGCCGGAAGGCCGCGGCAATAGCCTTCTGCGTGGCGTCGGTGCGCCTAGCTCGCAACCGCGCTCCTCCGCAGCGCCCGCTCCGCCTGCATCAACGTCACCACTCGATTTCGCATCACGATGCGCTCCGGAATTTGGTTTGCGCCTTTTCAAAGTGCAGATGCAGCACGCCGGTCGGCCCGTTACGCTGCTTCCCGATAATCAACTCCGCGACGCCCACCAACTCCGGCCGGTCGCGTTCGTACATCTCCGGCCGGTGCAGCAGTAACACCACGTCGGCGTCCTGCTCGAGCGCCCCGGAGTCGCGCAGATCTGAGAGCGTGGGGCGCTTCTCCGCGCTCCGTTCTGATCCACGGTTCAGCTGGGAGAGCACGACAAACGGCGCGTCGAACTCACGCGCGAGCAACTTCAGCGCCCGCGAAATCCCGGCCACCTGGTACGTCGGCGTCTGCCGCCGGTCATCAGGCAACGGCTGCATCAACTGCAAGTAGTCGATAATCACGAGCGCGACGTTCCCGGCCTTCGCGCGCAACCGCCGCAACTTCGACCGCACATGCAGCGGCGAAACACTCGGCGTGTCGTCCCACCAGATCCGGGCGTTCGCCAGCCGGGACAGACCTTCGCCCACGCGCGTCATCTCGACATTCGACAGATACCCGGACATCAGCCGAAAACCGTCCACTTGGGCGGCCGCCGTCACGGCACGCAAGCCGAGCGGCACGCGCCCCATTTCGAGCGAGAAAAACGCGACCGGCTGCCCGCGCTCAGCCGCGTGCATGGCGAACTGTTCCGCCATCGCGGTCTTACCCGTGCTCGGACGCGCGCCCACCAGCACGAGATCGCCGCGCTGGAAACCGCGCGTCATGCGGTCTAACTCTGGAATCCCCGTTTGGACGCCGCTCACCACGCCCTTCTGTTGCTGCATCTGCTCGATAAGCGGATACAACTCAGCGGCCAACTCCTCACCAGACACCCAGTCCGTCCGCGCCGATTTCGAGCCCAGCCGGTAAATCACCTGCTCGGCCTGCTCGAGCAGTTCGGCGCCGCTCACCTGCGCGGACTCCGCATCGGCAATCACCTGATGCGCCTCAGCCACGAGCGCCCGAATCAGCGCCTTCTCGCGCACCTGGTTCGCGTAGGCGATTACGTTCGTCGTCCGCGGCACGCCGGTCCCGAGCCGATTCACAAAGGCGCGCATCTCGGGGTCGAGCCCGCCGGACTTTTCGAGCGCCGCCAGCAACTGCACGTAGTCAATCGGCTCCCGCTGCTGGTGTAATAGCCGCATCGCCGCGAACGTGCGCCGGTGTGCCTCACGCCGGAAGTGTTCCGGCTCGAGCACGTCGAGCACTTCGTCCAACGCCTCGTTCCGAATCACCACGGCGCCGAGCACGGCCAGTTCCGCGTCGTCGGCTTGAATCGGCGGGGCGCTCACAGCGTATCCGAATGGCCGTAGATGTAGGCCAGTGTCCGATCGGCGTCAGGCACGCGGGCCGGCGCGCGTTCGCGCGTGTCGTACTTGCCCTCCAAGACCATCACGGCGGTATCGGGCTTCAACAGCCAGTCGAACGTCGCCACCCACGAGCCGCGGTCGGTTTCTCCACGGCAAAACTTCGAGGCGTTAATCCGCGCGATGATGGGCACCCACTCCTCGAGCGGCCGTTCTTTCAGCCGCGCCGCCGCCGCGCGCTTGCGTTTGTCCGTCAACTCGCGACACTGGGGAATCGGAGCGGATGTTCCCGTGTTCCAGAGCGCCTTAAGGCCCGCGACGTCAGGCGGCGTAGAGCCGTCAGGCTCAACGCCTACGCTTTGCTGTTCTTTGGGTGTAGGTGCGGGTGCGGGTGCGGGTGTAGGAGTGGCCGATTTTTCGGCTCGTGTCCGCCGCATGTCCGCCGCATGTCCGCCGCATGTCTGCTGTCGCTGTAAGTCTTTGCGCTGCTGTTCTTTGTGCCAGCGGTCTTTCACGTATCGTGGCGCGTGATCGTGCAAATCGTGGATGGCGTAACGTCCATCGTCGCAACGATCAAGCAACCGCACGGCCGGGTCGGACAACGCGCGCACCAGATCGCCGCGCTCACCAGTCCACTCTGCCGCCAGTTCGACATCCAACTCGTCACCGAGCACTGGTTCGCCAGAGGCGTAGCCAACCGCCCACATCAGCTCGAGATGTCCGAGCACATGAGGCCGTGGTAAGCCGAGCATATGAACCAGGCGAACAAACTTCGGGTGCGTAAACAACGTAGGCCGCGCCACTTACTGCGCCTCCGGCTGCTGGGCAATAGCCATGAGACAACCTCCGAACCGAACGATTTCGACGGGCTGACGGGATGAAACGGGCGAAGGTGGGAGCCGTCTTGTAGAATGACGGCAGCCGCGTTCGACTGCTTCAACCAGTCAGCGGTTAGG